ACTGTGAAGTAATCTTCTTAGCGTTGGACCAACCTAAAGATGTAAGAAAACTTCTATCACTTGAACTTACAGGAGCGTGGGTCAATGAAGCTCGTGAACTTCCTAAAGCAGTTATTGATGGACTTACTCATCGTGTGGGTCGATATCCGACACAACGTGATGGCGGACCTACTTGGCATGGTGTGTGGATGGATACTAATCCAATGGATGATGACCACTGGTGGTTTAGACTAGCCGAAAAAGAAAAACTATCTGGTAAATATGCATGGCAATTCTTTAAGCAACCAGGAGGTGTCACCGAAGTATCACCAGGTGATCTACCAGAGAATCCAGAAGCTAACGATCATATATTTTCTGGTGGAAGATGGTGGAAAATTAATCCTAAAGCTGAAAACGTAGGTAACTTACCAGCTGGTTATTACATGCAAATGCTTGGTGGTAAGAATTTAGACTGGATTAAATGCTATGCTGAAGGTAAATACACCTATGTTCAAGAAGGTAGACCCGTATGGCCAGAGTATGATGACCATTCTATGAGCGGTGAAGTCGAATATGATCCAGAACACTCACTTCAAGTGGGGCTTGACTTTGGTTTAACACCAGCAGCAGTCGTTGGTCAGCGTTATCCTAATGGAAGATGGGTCATTTTAGATGAAATCGTTACCTTTGATATGGGATTAGAGCGATTTGGCCAGCAATTACTCGCAGAACTTAACGCTAAATACCCAAAAGCACAAGTTATGTTATGGGGCGACCCAGCTGGTATGCAACGAGATGCGATTTATGAAGTCACTGCCTTTGATTATTTAAGAACTTTAGGGTTACGCGCACAACCAACACCATCTAATGACTTTAAAGTGAGACGTGAAGCTGCGGCTGCACCTATGCAACGACTTATTAATGGCAAACCTGGACTTATGGTGCATACAAAATGCAAAATGATACGTAAATCACTCGCTGGTGGCTACCATTTCAAGCGTGTATCAGTCGGTGCTGGTCAAGAACGATTCAGAGATGCGCCAAATAAGAACGAACACTCACACGTAGGTGACGCTTTTGGTTACTTACTCCTCGGTGGTGGCGAACATAAGCGTATGACTAAGAGTCCGTTGCAAGCATCAACAATTATTGCACAAACTGTTGCTTCTGCTGACTTTGATGTATTTAAATAACCTACCAGAAATCATTAAGCACTTGCCAGACATTACTGGCGTTTACTATCTACCATTCATGGATAGTCATTTAGATGCTTTAGAAGATGCACAGTATTACTTTAACTCTAAAATGGGTAAAGAACATGCTAAAAAGCAGATATCCTATCAAGCAGAGTGTGGTCCAGCTATTACAGCCTTTGTTTATGGTAAGCCAGCTGCTGTATTTGGATGCGTATTAATGTGGAATGGTGTAGGTGAGATGTGGTCTATCTTTTCCGATAGCTCTAGGAGATATCCATTTGCTATGACGAATGCTGCAATTACGTTTTGCGATATCTGCGAGATATTATTTCACTTGCACAGATTACAAATAACTGTTAAAACCTCTGATAGTCGTGCTATGAAGTGGGCAAAGTATTTAGGATTTGTTCCAGAAGGCAATATGAAAATGTATAGCGCTGACAAGGAAGATTTCACAATCATGGGGAGAACGTAATGGGTGGTATTATCGGTGGTGGCGCTCCAAAGCCAGACACATCTGGAATAGAAGCACAAAGAAAAGAAAACGAAAGACTAAGACAACAAGCAGAACAAGACAAACGTAACTTAGCAGAAGAGCTTGCTGGTAAACGTAGAGCAAGAACATATGGCGGTTCACGCACATTATTATCTGAATCAAGACTTAATCCAGAAACAGGATTAGATGAAACACTTGGTTCTGGTCCAATGGTTTAAGGAACGATTATGAAAAAAGATAAGATGCAAGCTAAGGTCAAGAAAGTTATGCGTGAGTATAAAGCTGGATCTTTGCATTCTGGCAAAGGTGGACCAGTAGTAAAGTCACAAAAGCAAGCAGTAGCTATTGCTATGTCAGAAGCTGGAATGGCTAAAAAGAAATGAAGCCTGGATTATATGCAAATATTCATGCAAAGCGTGAACGTATAGCAGCTGGATCAAAAGAAAAGATGCGTAAACCTGGATCACCAGGCGCACCTACAGATGCTGCATTTATCAAAGCTGCAAAAACAGCAATGAAGCCTAAGAAGAAATAATGGCAATTAATATACTACGTGAGTCAGATACTACTAAGTCTCGACATGTTAATCCAGCTTATGTAGATAAAGATGGCAATAGTTATATTGCTAGCTCTGATAGGCCATTTCCATATATAGACGTAAATCATTTGCGTTTGCATGAGGGGCGTGCATATTATGTATATAAGATGTATCCTTATGCTTCTGGCCTTCCAGCAGCATCAAGCATTAATATTGCTGTAGCTTTCCCATCTGGCATTACGCCACATTTAACATTGCAATATGAAAGTCCAGGAGAGTCAGAGTTTTATTTGTATGAAGATCCTACAACAAGTGGTGGAACTGCTATGACAATTCATAGACGTAATCGTAATTTATTAACTACAAGTTCTGGTGCAGCTGTATTAGATCCAACTGTATCTTCTGTTGGAACTGAAATATTTACAGAGTTTGTTCCAGCTGGTAATAAAGGTGGAGGCGCTGCAAGTTATAGCTTTGAGTATGTATTTAAACCATTAACAACATATTTATTTAGATTAACTAATGTAAACTCACAGGCACATCCAGCTAACTTAAGAATAGAGTGGTATGAATAATGACATTAAAAAAACATCAAAATCCTAAAGGTGGTTTAAACGAAGCTGGTAGAAAATACTTTGAGAAAAAAGAAGGCGGTAACTTAAAGTCACCAGTTAAGAGCGGAACTAATCCTAGACGTGTATCATTTGCTGCTCGCTTTGGTGGTATGTCTGGTCCATTAGTAGATGAAAAAGGTAGACCCACAAGATTAAAATTAGCATTAAAGGCTTGGGGATTTGGTAGTAAAGAAGCTGCTAAAAAATTTGCAAATACACATAAGAAAGATTAATTATGGCTGAGATGATGAAGTTATCTGTTGAGGATATTTTAAAAAGACACAAGAAAGCGCTCACTAAAAAAGAAGACTTTAGATCTTTATACGATGAGGCTTATGAGTTTGCACTCCCACAACGTAACCTTTACGATGGTTATTATGATGGTGGTGTAGGTGGCGCTAAAAAAATGAATCGTGTATTTGATTCTACAGCCATTAACTCTACACAACGCTTTGCTAATCGTATGCAATCTGGTGTATTCCCACCACAACGTAAATGGTGCAGACTTGAGCCAGGAACAGATATTCCAGAAGAAAGAAAAGAAGAAGCACAAGGTGCTTTAGATATTTACACAGACAAACTATTTGCTACATTAAAGCAATCTAATTTTGATATTGCTATTGGTGAATACTTACTTGATCTATCTGTAGGCACTGCGGCTATGATGGTGCAACCAGGTGATGATGTTAATCCAATTAACTTTATTCCTGTGCCACAATTTTTAGTATCATTTGAAGAAGGTGCTAATGGTCAAGTAGATAATGTGTATCGTAGATTCAGATTAAAAGCAGAGTCTATTCAATCACAATGGAATGACGCAGTATTGCCACCAGAACTTGTAAGACTAATTGAAGATAAGCCTACAGAAGATGTAGAACTTATTGAAGCTGTCATACTAGACGTTAAACGTGGTGACTATTGCTACCATGTGATCTATGAAAAAGGTAAGGCAGAGCTTGTATACAGACGTATGAAAACTAGCCCATGGGTTATCTCACGTTATATGAAAGTAGCTGGTGAGATCTATGGTCGTGGTCCGTTAATCACTGCATTGCCAGACATTAAGACACTTAATAAAACATTAGAGTTAGTATTAAAGAATGCATCATTAGCTATTGCTGGTGTGTATACAGCAGCAGATGATGGCGTATTAAATCCTAATACAGTTAAGATTGTTCCAGGCGCTATTATTCCTGTAGCACGTAATGGTGGCCCACAAGGTGAATCATTAAAGGCATTGCCAAGAGCTGGCGACTTTAATGTATCACAAATCATTATGAATGATCTTCGTCAAAACATTAAACGTATCTTACTTGATGAATCATTGCCACCAGATAATATGTCAGCTCGTTCTGCTACAGAAGTTGTAGAGCGTATGAAAGAATTATCACAAAACTTAGGCTCAGCCTTCGGTAGACTTATTAATGAAACAATGATACCATTGGTGACTAAGATTTTAGATGTGATGGATCAAAAAGGATTGATTGATCTTCCACTTAAAATGAATGGATTAGAAGTTAAGGTATCAGCAGTAGCTCCATTAGCTATGGCACAGAACATGGAAGATGTGCAAAACATATTGCAATATGCACAGATTGCTCAAAGCTCTGGTCCAGAAGCACAAGCTACACTTAAAGTGGGTAGTATGATGGACTTTATTGCAGAGAAATTAGGTGTGCCACAAAGAGTAAGGACAACTGCGGCTGAAAGACAACAAGCAATGCAACAGTCTATGCAAATGGCACAACAAGCAGTTCAAGCAAATCCAGAAATAGCAGCAGAAGCAGCTAAAGGATTAATGAAAGGACAGTAATGGCTGGATGGGAAGATTTAGATAACCCACTACCATTAGACGTTAGAGATGTAAAGCAAGCTAGAGATGATGTAGATCGTCTTACCTTGCGCGTCTTTGGTGATGATGACGGAAAGAAATTACTAGAATGGTTACGACAAACTGTTTTAGAGCAACCAGTTGCCTTGCCTGGTAGCGACTCAAGTTATGCTTACTATCGTGAAGGTCAAAATAGTATTGTGAGAGACATTGAAGCAAGGTTAATTCGAGCAAGGAAACTATAATGGATGATAATATCGAGCCTAGTGGCAATGAGAATGATTCTCAAGAAACTGGCCTACTTGATAATGCAACAATAGAAACAGAAGCAAAAGAAGCAAATCCTAACGCAACAGAAGTAAGTCATTTAGCTACAGACGAATCATCAGACGATGATGAGCCTTTAGAAAGACCAGATTGGTGGCCAGAGAATTTCTGGAAAAAAGATGATGCAGAGCCAGACTTAGAGGCTATTGCTAAATCTTGGACTGATCTACGCAAACAAATCTCACAAGGTAAACATAAAGCTCCAGCAGATGGTAAGTATGATGTATCAGCTTTTGGTTCTACACCAGAAGATGATCCTGTCAGACAACATGTAGTAACATGGGCTAAGGACTATGGTGTAAGCCAAGCTGCTTTAGATGCTTTAGTAAGCAGAGTTGTTGAGATGGGCGGAACTAATATGGAAAATGCTAAAGTTTCATTGGAGCAAGAAAAGAAAGCACTTGGTCCAAATGCAGACGCTCGTATCAATGGTATGGTTAAGTGGGGATCTAGCCTTGTGCAAAAAGGTGTATGGGGTAAAGATGACTTTGAAGAGTTTAAAGTAATGGGTGGCACAGCTAAAGGTATCGCTGCTTTAGAGAAATTACGTGGTGCATACGAAGGTAGAATTCCAACAGAATCTACTCCAATTGAAGGCGCTCCTTCTAAAGAAGAGCTTTATGCTATGGTAGCTGACCCTAAATATCAGACAGATCCAGGCTTTAGAAAGAAAGTAGAAAGAATGTTTGAGTCAAGCTTTGGCTCATAGAAAGACTCCGTAGTTGTTTTAGGCCCACTTCGGTGGGCTTTTTTTTGCATTTTATACAAAATACTTGCATAAATTTGCAGAATATGCTAAAAATTGTCCAAGGCTCATTGCATTCGCAACCCTTCACACAAGTCGTCTTGTCGTTTGGCTATCGTAAATAGCAAGCACTGGCCCAGGTTTTGTCTGGCTAACCAAA